ATGTTCTTAATATCGGCAGATGTTAGCTCGCCGTCAACTGCTGCATGAAACACTTTTTCGGTCTTTTTATCCAACTTGCCAAGGAAAGTATTGTTAATTCTGTCAGCTTCTGCATTAGTTCCAACCAAGAACGGTGCTTCCGGTATAACCTTGTCTGATTCGTTGTTCTCCAGATATGCAATGGATTTTCTAATATTGTTGCCATATTTAATATCATTCAGCACATACTTAAATCCCTCATCATTCTGCCTGCATACCTCATCAAGCTTGATATATTCAAATCCCATTTCTTTCCAGTATTCAGACATGAAAGCATATCCATGTTCATACTTTCCGCCCTTTCCATAATCAGATCCATACATCCGACAGAGAATTTTTCGATCGTCTGTCGTAATAACTGGCGGAAGCTGGTAGAAATCACCTATCACGATCAACTGAATGTCTTCTTTGTCCTCTCCGATCAGAAGTCTGTCAACTGCTCTCTCTTCATTCTCCGTGATGATCGTCTTTGCAATCATATTGAACAAATCGAACCGGCACATGCTGATTTCATCAATGATAAGAACATCTGCTTCTTTCAGAAGTTCAGCTCTGGATTTCACCTTTTTCTTATAGTCCTCAAATTTAATCGAAATATTCAATGCCCGGTGTACGGTAGTTGCCCCATATCCGATATTATCCGCTGCAATTCCAGTAGTTGCGGATACCAGAACATTTTTACCAGCTTTTTCTGCCTCATCGATGAACGTTTGGATAACCGTTGTCTTGCCTGTTCCTGCGTCACCTGTCAGAAAAACATTGCTGCCAGACAGCATCGTATCTAATGCATATCTCTGCTTTTTATTAAGATCGTCTTTTTTCATTTTGTAACCACTCCTTGTAATAATTATGTCAACTAAATATTTTTGCAATATTTAATTAATTTTGTTATAATAAATCTAATTGTATATACTTTTTAACTTTGTAACCCGTGTGTAACCAACTTTTTTAATCCACTGGTTACGCCACAAACCCTTATTTTATGCGGGTTTCAGAGGTGTGTAACCGTGTAACCAATGTAACCAAGGTTTTTATATAGGAAAATCACTAGAGTATATGTTTTTTATACACTCTCAAACTTTCTCCTATAGGATGTTTTTTTCGTGTTACAACGGTTACATGGTTACAAATTACGAAAACGGAACATTTGTTTCGGCATCAGCTGGCAGAAAACCAGTTTCAATAACCTCATTTTCCTGCTCGTTTTCGAGACTTTTTATATCAACAATCTTTACTGCAATAAGCCTCATTACACTTCCACCGTCTCTTTTTAGTACCGTATCTCTTTTTCCTGTGTGCTTGATTAACTCTCGATTAATCGCCCAGGCTGAAAAGGCTTTTCTGGAGAATCCATTGTTTTTCAGAAGATTTTCAAGGGGTTTTGGATAGAAGTATATATACACATCTCCATATTCATCTGGTGCTTCCCTGAATCCCCACTGATCACAGCTATATTGGCTGTCAAAGTGCTGTCCGTACACGGAAAGGCTTTCAAGAATGAACTCATAACATCTTTGTCCTTCTGATACATCTTTCTTGCGTGTAGGAACATCTACAACATCATCAACCGTCAATTCATGACCGTCTTTAAAAATGAACTCTGTAGCTAATTTGTCGGCTAGCAGAAGCGCAGATATAGCCATGACCTGTTTTGCCGGAAAGCCATATCTGTCAAAACCTTTTTCAATTTCGGCTTTCATTTCTTTCAGATCGTCCGATGTAAACTGCTTGAGATTTCCAATGAACACTCTTCCAGCAAAACCATAATTTTTCATTACAGTGCTATTAATCTCTGCCGGATTCTCATAAATATCCTCGCAGCACTCAATTTCAATTATTCGGTTAATAGCTCCTCCGGAATCTGCAAATTCAGAAATAGGGTTCTCACCGTTGCAAATAGTCACATTACTCCATGTATTCTCCTTCGCAGCTCCGAGGTCCTTATTTGACCTTCCTTTTCCCTTGCCGGAACAGAGGTTATAAATCAACGTTTCGTAGTTGTCCCGAATATACTGAGAAGCGTTCTTCGAGTCATCCAGAATCATTGGAAAGTTATTGAGCATATCTGCTCTGGTCTCCAAGGACGTATCTGTTAACCGAAAATTCCCGACATAGGCTCCCGGTGCCGGATTTCCCCAGACAGAAGCGGCTATGTTGATAGTTACCGTCTTTCCGCCGCCTGTCTGCCCGTAGAAGTCTACGATGAACGGCAGCACATCAAGCGGCTGTACAAGAACACTCGCAAAAGATGCTGCCAGTGCTATTCGCGGTTCTAATCGTCCGCATGACCGTAGCTGCTTAGCCAGAGTCACCCACTTGAAGTAGTCTCCACTTTCCTGTATACTTTGGAATAGCGTTTTAAAGCGGTATTCACCGTCAAAAACGATTGAAAGGTCGTAAGGGACAAATGTATTACCATGCCACCCCAGTTTGCTTGTAGAGTGCTGTATGTCAATCATATCGGCGTTGTACATTTCAACGTCCGCCAGATACTTCACAAGAAACCTTGCATTCTCTGAGTTGACTTGTACGCCGAACCTTGCGAGATTAGTTATTGCCCTGGAAGTCACAATGTCGATTTTTGGAACAGTTATTTCTGTCCAGTATCCATCCCTTTTAAAAGCCACCGTGATCTGCTCTTCACCTGTTTCAATGTTTTTCAGTCGACGTATCGGCATGATCGGGTGGTGACATACAAGTTCTTTTGCCTTAGATGTTTCAGAGGAAAATATTCCGTTCTCTGTAGCTATCCAGCTGCCACAAGCCATGTTAGGATATTCCTTATCAACAGAATCAGGATAAAAGTTTGTGATGTTTTCAACCAGCTGCATGGAACGATTTGTTTTTTCTTCTTTTTCCTTTTCCTGTTCTACTTTCTGAAATTCCTTTATGAACTCTTCTGCTATGTGCTTCGCTTTCACACTTTTCGCCCGGTCCATTAACTTAAACTTGATTTCTGAACGGTCAATTTTACTTTTTACCGAAAAAAGTTCTTCATACAGCTGCTTTTCCATAAAGTCTTGCGCTTGTAAATTTTCAATGTTTTCAAGAATTTTTCTCACCTCCTGACTTAACAGACAGCAATTCATGTCTGCTTTTTTCTTTCTCAAGATTAAACTGGCATATATACCACTCTTCTGAATCAGGAGGGAACGTTTTTAGTGCTGTTTCGTACATAAGTATGTTCTTTTCTACCTGCTCAATCTCGTTAGGATCCTGAACAGGGTTGTGTTTTTTTGATTTAATATCTCGCATTTCATGTCTGATCTGGTTGCGGCTTTTACCTTTTTTTGATATATAAGTGCCACCCAGCTCAATAAACGCCGTACTAAAAGGGACGGATTCGTATTGCATCACAAAATCAAACACATCACCGCCAGTTCCACAGCCGAAACAGTAAAAGGAATCATCGTAGATTTTGCAGGACGCTGACTTTTCCTTGTGAAAAGGGCAACATATAAATCCTGCTCTATTCGGCTTTAGTCCGTACCTGGAAAGGATCTCCGACATTTTCACTGACTGTTTAATTTCTTTTTTTGTCATGTCAGCAACTCCACGATTCTCTTACCAGTTTCTTCTTTTGTACAGAATTCAAATCGAACTCCGTATCTATCTCTGATTGTGCAGAGAGATTTATACAACTGGCAGCCATCAACAGCCTTGTCAGAGATTACAGTCTTTACTTTTTTGCCGTTTATCGTCCTCCAGATAACTTTGTGTTTCCTTGGGTTCTCCCAAAAATACACATCGCCAACTGATTTAATATCTGGTCCATGCTCACATAGGATAATCAGCTGAATACCGGCTTCACGTGCCCTGATAAGTTCTGCTTTGAATCTTTCGTGTTGCTGGCAGACATTTCCGCAAAGCTCTTGCAAATCCTTTTTACGGTCAATACAGAGTTTTGCATTGTCTAAAGACTGATAATCTCCACAATATAACTTGCTTACAAAATATTTGACATGCTGAGAGTCGAACTGTTTTTTGATACGTTCCAATTCTTTCTTTTTCTCTCGCGAGTCAATTTGCACAATCATAGCATCACCTCATTTAATTTATTTGGTAAATGATGTGACAAAATATATTCGTTTCTCATCTTCGCAGCCTCAGTTATGTTTTCTGACATCCCGGTATAAAAGCACTTTCCATTAACTTTTACACGTCCATACCATCTGTCAGCAGAAGAATGTCGACAGATACCAACATATCCACTTGTATTTTTGTGACGCATTGTCATGTTTTGAATTGATTGAGTTACCCATCTACAATTTTCGGGGCAATAATCTCCATTATTATCAATACGATCTATAGAAAGTGATTTATTAAATCCATTTTTTAATGCCCATTCTTTAAAATTTTTAAATCCATCTTTCCCAAGCCATTCAGTGCAAATTTTGATACCACGGTCACCGTAATATTTATAATTACAACTTTGTGGATTTAAACATCTCGCTTTCATGTCAATATATCTTCTGTAAAGAGTTGTTTTTGATTCTCCTCTATTATTTCTGTTATCTCCCATAAGCAAGCTCACCTCTATATTAATTGAACGGAAGGACATCATCTGCCACGCTGTCTGGAATACTCATAAAGTCCGTACCTGCCGGATTAGCTCCCATGATAGCTTCTTCTTTCAGATGATCGTCATAGGCTTTTGTGGTGCGCTCTTCTGGGATATCTGCATCTTTGATTCCTTCAATACTGCGGAACCATGCAAGTTTATGACGTTTTACTTCTTTATTGTCATACCAGTCTCTCTCCATTCGGAAGATACCGCCGATCAACTTACCTTTGAACTGCTGTCCGAAGTTATCACCCCACTTAATAGCAAATCCCGGATTTGACTTTTCTACGCATGTGATAAATGTTTTAAGATTACGGACGCCATACTCTACACTCTCGTCAATGACCATATGGTTAGTGCCGGCATTCGGATATTTCTTGTCTGGACGGATATCATTTTCAAACTGCTTCATAAAGTACCCCGCCTGCTCGTCTCCTTCTGCAAAATCAAACAAGATAATGAGCTTATTAAGTCCACTCTGTGTTTTTTCCTCTGATACCTGCTTAATTACCATCTTGTGACCGCCGAGCTTAATTTTTTCAAATCCTCCTGCTGCCTGTGTAGTATCATACGCTGTTGGTTTATTCATCTTTATTCTCTCCTTTTCCTAATTCGTAGTAATCTCTAATAACCTTATCAACTTCTGCAAGGTCATTATCAATAGTTAAGCTGTCAAACATACCGATTGGGGACTTGCTTACTGCTCCCTGACTGGACTGGGTGACAAATAAGTATTTTCCACTCTCTTCAATGCACCTGAGAACGATAGTAAACATACCTTCGATACAAACTTTTTCGTCCAGAAGTTTACCAATTGTCTTAGGTTTTACTTCCCCGGAATCATCTTTTTCTTCATGCATCATAAGGTACACGATCTTGTCCTGCGGAACTTTCGTAACGATAAATTGGATTAACTGCCAGAAGTAATCTCCTATGTCATTATACAGAGCGAACACTGCATTACCTTTTCCAGCAGAAGCGTGTCCTTTCATGAAATGATTCGTGATAAGATATCCTGCATCATCAATCACAATTGACTCCGCTTTTGATGCGATCAGACACTTCATTACCTGCTGGTAATCGTCTGTAAACCATCCGTCAATCTTTCCTTTAAACGGAAGCGGTTTATTCAATACTCTAATAAGATTCCAGTGTTCATTCTGGCAGTTTCTAAGACTGGTGCTCTTGCCAGAACCAGATTTTCCAATAATTAATACGGGTGTTGCCATTGCTATTCCTCCTTGTCATAAACCACATGTTTGCTACCCTCAACGATCAGTAAACTTGCGATATCTTTCATTGATAAGGTTGATTCGTTATAGATTTCGACCAGTGCGTTGTAAGCTTCCGGCGAAATTTTCACAACCGGGTTATCCTTATCGGTTGCAGGCTGCTTCTTCCTTGCTGGAATACGGATTTCGAATTCACTCATTAGTGCCCTCCTACTTAATTTGAATATTCTGAGAAGTTTTTAGTGAAATTCCCGGAAATTCTTTTCCAGCTTTCAATGCCGCTTTCAATCCGATTTTGTCAGGTGTAGGTTCTGCATATTTAAGAAATTCCTCAGGAACCGTTGCGTTCGCTGAAATATCTACAGAATCACTTTTTCTGTAAGAAATTGATACCTTTGCAGTTTTAAATTTCTCACCGTCCAGATATTTTAAAAGAAATTCTTTTAATGAAGCTGCTTTGTTCTCAGCAACTTTTTGACGTGCTGCAAGGTTATCTTTTTCTTCTTTTAAGGCTTTTGCATCTGACAGAAGATTTTTAATCCAACAACCGATACCCTCAATTTTCTGATCCCTTTCCATCTGGAGGGCAGAAAGTCTCTCAACGTCAATGATTTCTCCTGTTTCCATGTCTACACAATCCATAATTGCGTTGTCAATTTCGTACAATTTCATTATCTTTTCTCCTCTCTTTTAAAGAAACAATACAATGTATCCGTCTCATGGCATTCGATATGGTCCAGAGACATGTCGCAGTTTTCATAGTCCAGAACGTAATCACCTCTGGACTGAAGTTCTCTGAGCAGTTCATTGATACATCCTGCTATCTCCGGACTGGGAAGAAGCTTCATAATTGCTATCTGTTTACTCATTTGGACACATCCCGTCTATCAGAAGTTTCAGTAAGAAAGCTTTGATTGTTCTGAGACTTTCACGACTTTTTTTCTCATAAAATGGGTTAAAAGATACGTTTTGGTACAAATCCCACTCAAACACGTCTTTTGGAAGGCAAACATCTTCTTTTCTTTTAAGCCCACATACTCTCATGCCATAAATTGAATAACTGAATTCGACACTTGCTGTCGGAACTTCGTTCACGACTTTTTTGCAAAGTTCATAAATTTCATCAATCTCTTTCTCGAACATCTTCTTATCCTCCTTATTTCCTACTACCAGTCTGCTTTCATCTGGCGTACCGCCCATGCTGTCGAGACACCGAAAAGGATGTTCAACCAGATAGGTATATCTATATATTTCCCGGCAAGCATGCAAACAGCAATTAGTATATATTCTTTCATTTCATTTCTCCTGCAATCCACGCAAGGTTGCTTGCCACCAGTGCGGCGACTGTTACAATCCATGCCGTGAACCATCTTTTTGACTTTTTCTTACTTTCTTCGACAATTTCAGTCGCAAGTGCTACTTCGATGTCAGCCCATGTGAGCTGACTTTCGTTTCTAATTTCGCTCATATCTAGCTAATTTCTCCTTATTTGTTATTATTTGTCTTTACAATTAGCAGATAGAGAACTATAATGTATCTATCCACTAAGGTGTTTTAGTGGTGTAAAGCTCCGGGGTGGAGGTTTCAGCTCCCTCCGGGGCGCTCACTTATTGAGAGCCTCTTTGCCTTTCCAGATATGGCCAGTCACTTCATAGACTTTCCTAGGACTTATGATATATGTGATCCTGCTGCCAGAAAGGCTTTTTGCCGGTTTGTTATTCTGGATAGCAGTCCCGATCGGGAGCCATCCGTATACAATTCCTGCTCTAATAGACGATGGCGGAATGCCGATTAATTTACTTGTATCCGAAACACTCATATTTTCATTTGAGAATTCCGGCGGTTGTCCAGAGTAAGACAACATTCGTGCGATTTCTGAAGCAAAGGCATATATCTGTGCTGCATTCGCTAAAACTTTTGAAGTTTCACCTGCAAGTTCTTTTATTTTTTCTGGACTCACCAAAAAATTTGAAATTTCACTTGCGAACTGATGAACTTCTGCATTTTCTTTGATGTATTTGTCAACTGCACTCATGTTACTCACCACCTTCTTTTTCTTCCGTGAAATGTTTTTCCATCAGATCAGCAATCATAAGGTATTCTTCTGCAATCCTTCCTCCCCTGGTCTTCTTTACCTGTTCACGGAACTCTGGAATTGTTCCAAAAAAACAACCACAACACACTCTAACTTGCTTATCTTTACATCTAAAGAACGTAGTTGTGCGGAACTTAGTTCCGAATCCATGAATAGTAGCGTAATCTGCGATGCCGCACACCTCTGCGTTGTCGCACACCTCTGCGTTGTCGCACACCTCTGCGTTGCCGTACACCCTTGCGTTGCCGTACACCCTTGCGTTGCCGTACACCCTTGCGTTGCCGTACACCCATGCGTTGCCGTACACCCTTGCGTTGTCGCACACCTCTGCGTTGTCGTACACCCATGCGTTGCCGGAATGGCTAAGGTTTTTCTCTTTTTCAATCCATCCGCCAACGTCTCCCTCTTTTACATCTCCGAATGAGATAAGCGCCTTGATGCGGAAAAGTTTCTTTCCGAAAACGTTGATTTTTGTTTCTGCTGTCAGCTCAAATTTCTTCATTGATTGGTTTTCCTCCTTGTATTTTCTTTGATAATAACAGTCTCCACCAGATTCTTTGCAGTGCTGGCTAACGGCTTTATTAAATTGTAATGCGTCCATTTATTCTCCTTTCTAGTAGCATTATTGCGACTGCTGTGTAAAAAAAATGTCTATTGCTTCGTCCTTGCTTAAAGGAACTGCGCTTACAATTCCGTGAATTTCACCGATTGTAAACTTCTCGCCGCCGTCTTTCAGCTTGCGGTAAAAAGTACTTCTGTCCATACCAATTGCGTTTGCAACAGCTTCTTGCGTATTTCCATGTTCAACAATTTTGCCTTTAAGTCTTGCTATATTTACAATCACAAGTTTTACCTCCTTTCCAGTAGCATTATTGCGACTTTGTGATTATATATTACCTCTTGCAGTCGCATTTGTCAATACTAAAAATCGCATTTTTGCAATTATTTTTGTTGCATATTTGCATCACTTGTGGTATTATAATTTCAAGGAAAGGAGGTGTGGAAAATGTCGGAAACTGGTGAACAAATGAAAAAAAGAAGAAAACAACTTAATATGAGTGCTGATGAGTTAGCTGAGAAATTGGGAGTTTCAAGATCAACTATATTTAGATATGAAAAGGGCGATATTGATAAAGTTCCTGCTGAATACATAGATAAGTTAGCGAAAGCACTTAGCACAACGCCCGCTTACCTAATGGGATGGGAAGAGAATTTGGAAACAGACACGGATTTTATTCCAAAGATGATGTCAAATCCAAACATCGTTGAACATGTTAAGCTGCTGATTGAATTAAGCGAATCTGATAAGAAAAGCGTTTTCGACATGATTGAATTTCTCCATAAAAAAGGCAGGGATTAATTCCCTGCTTTCTTAATACCCCCATTGTTTCTTGAACGAAATAATTATGTTGTATAAAAATTTCATAAATTTTTCGCTATGTATATTTTCTATTAGCTCAATAATTTCTTTCTTATAATCCATAAATAACCCTCCCTGTCACAACTACTACCTACACTACAGTATATGTCCGGCTGTGGGAAATAGAACCGAACATAAGTTCACTTTGCTATTATACCACCTATTCCGACTCTTGGCAACTGCCAATAATATACATGAATTCTCACTATTTTATAGAAAAAACATTTCTTTTTCATCTAAATCGCTCTATTTCGTTCCAGATCTTTACAATATGCTCTTAAAATGATAAAATAAAAATATCACGAATAACTGTGCTTTACATAATATTACAAAATCAGCGGTACAAAATACATAATCCACATAAAAAGTGCGAAGCGTGGCGAAAACATATCAGGAGGGCGTTTATCATGAATGAAAAGAAAAAATATTGTAAGCACTGCGGAGAACTTATTGACGACGACTGTGTAGTGTGTCCTAAGTGCGGAAAACAAGTAGAGCAGTTGACTTCTAATAATAGAGATATCATCATTAATAATTCCGCATCTTCCTCTGCGTCCTCAGCAGCAAGTTCAGGTGCGCCGTATATAAAACGGAAAATGCCATGGTATCTCAGTTGGTTCTGGATTTTAATATTGGGTGCTTGTTCTGGCGGAATATATTGGATTGTTGGAATTATAATGAGATCAAATTGGAAATCACATAATTAAAAAAAAAACCGCCCCGGCATTGGCGTACCGGGACGGCGTTTATACATCTCCGAAGAGATGCTATATTCTGGCAAAACATATTGTATCATCTTCGGAGCAGTCGAACAAGACAGAAAATTTGTTCGGCTGTTATTTTTATACTCAAACAACCGTTTAAAGAAAAGAGGAATAAAAATGGCGAAGAAAAGAAAGAAATATCCAAAATTGCCGAATAACTTCGGCTCTATTCGGTACCTTGGCAAGAACCGGAGAAACTGCTTCGCAGTTCATCCACCAGCTGCACTGGGCGATAATGGTAAACTAAAACGTCCGCCGGCAATCTGCTACGTAGATGACTGGATAAAAGGCTTCACTGTCCTGACAGCATACAAAGCCGGCACGTATCAACCCGGCATGGAACGGACTCTTGATGTGTCCCCTACAACTGACATAGACACCCTTATAAGCCGCTTAATTGCCGACTACAATACAATCAAGGGCGTCGAAGGAAAACACCCGGAAATCAAGAAATCGACGTTCTCAGATGTATATGAGCAGTTTTATGCGTGGAAGTTCCCAGAGGGGACAAAACTGTCATACAGTTCAAAGGAAGCATATCGGACGGCTTATACAAACTGTACTGTTCTGCACAATCGCATATTCGAAGATTTAAAGGCTCCTGATATGCAAAAGGTTATTGATAATTGTACACTGAAAAAGCAAAGCCAGATGGCTATTTTGACTCTGTTTAAGCAGATGTACAAATATGCAGTATACTCAGAAATTGTAACGGAAAACAAGGCGTTATATGTCCATGTCAATGCTGATAATGATACCGAACATGGAACGCCATTTTCCGATCAGGAGATGCAAGTGCTGTGGAATAATGCCGACGACCCGGAAGTGCAGCTCATTCTTATTATGTGTTATTCTGGATGGCGAATTGGCGAAGTGTTAAAACTTACGACCAACTTAGAAGAAAGATACTTCCAAGGTGGAATCAAAACAAAAGCCGGTAAAAACAGAATTGTTCCGATACATTCTGCTGTGTATCATTTTGTTGAACAGAAAGTACTGGCACAAGATGGGAAACTATGCGTATATACTCAGCAACATCACAGAAAAGCGTTGTTCTATCCTACACTGGAACGCTTAGGAATAGTCGGCAATCCGAAGCACACACCACACGACTGCCGGCACACCTTTTCTGCACTGTGCGAAAAATATGGTGTCCGGGAGAACGACCGGAAACGAATGCTCGGACACTCATTTGGCGGAGATGTTACAAATGCTGTGTACGGCCACAGAACACTGGAAGAACTTCGGACAGAAATAGAAAAGATAAAAGTTCCATTTGTGACTAATTGTGACTAAGGGAACCCATTTTAATCTTTCTAAAACAGCCGAAGTATCATTGTCGAAATGCCGGAAACCCTATTAAAATCAACGTTTTCAGCGATTTTACAAGGATTTCCCACATTTCATTTTTATTCTAATTTTATTGTTTGTGACTAACAAATAGAATTTAGAATAACGCGAAAATGCCTGTAAATACAATGCTTTTGCCACTATTATATTAGAAAACAATATTTTTATTTGTGACTAACGTGTGTCTAACGATAACAGTCTAAAACTTCCGAAATGATACTAAATATGCTTAAAGATAAAACTCCCGGGGATTAACCCCGGGAAAATCATTTAGAAATTTCTGTGATTCTGGTGAATACTCCTTTTGGAACAAATTCAAAAACAAACCCTTCTGTCGGATGTGGAATCCGGATGAAGTACCATTTCAGCCCTGAACTATCGGTTTCTGTGTACTTCATTACCTCTACAACTGCGCCTTTTTTCAGCTTTGGAAACATCTTTGATGGGCGGGCTTTGTTTGATTTTGCATAACATTTTGTGTCTTTTTTAATCTGTGCAATGTAAGCTCTGGTGTTCTGCTTTTTGACTGCATCTGAGTCTGAAACCGACGTTGTATTTTTAACTAAACTGTAATTTGGAGTACAGAATTTTGTCCCGGGAAGGTTGCTGTTGTAGTAACTTTTCTGGCATACGCCACCGCCATTTGCGATAATTGTAGAGCCACCAGAAGTGTTTCCTTCGACTGTCCAGAATCGATCTCCTGATACCTTTGTTACGATTCCGGTATGTGTAAATGTGCCATTTCTGTAAAAAATAACAATATCTCCGACTTTCGGATTGCTGTTTAGAGTAAATAAATCTGCCATTGTCGGACAGTAAACATATGGCCAGTGTTTTAAGAGTTTCTTCGCTGTGTCTAAGCCGAACGCTTTCATCATGCACCATGAAACGAACGCAGCGCACCATGGCTGTCCTTGATAATCTGGCTTGATATCCCGCCAGTATTTTGTGTAATTGTTTTCCCCGGCATTCACTGTCTTGCTATCAAGCTGACTATTACTTGCCTTTTCAAGATATCCGGTTTCATTCTTTGCGATCTGGATTAATTTATCAATTGCGTTCATGTCTGTCTCCTCGCTTTCTGGAAAATATATTTTCAGCGCATTATAAACAAATTTCTGCCTGCTCTTATATGCCCCGACTTGATTCCCTGTGTCCGTCCGGCAGGCTACATAGAGATTATCGAGCGTATATGGCTTCTGAGTCTTTGCCAAAATCCTCGTTACTGCCCCTTGCCCGCCTTGGTGTCTAAAATTCGCACACATGGCTTGCGCTCTGGCGTCAGTAACGCCCTGTTTAAGGGCTTCATCTGCATAGGTGGCTAATTGTTCGTCCATAAGGTTATCTTGACATTTAATGCCTATTTTGGATGAAATAAGAGCGACTATGGTATCAGCAAGCTGTGACACTCTGGAAATATTAAAGCATTCCCAATTTGCAGTCTGAACTTGTTCCAGAAGCCTGACCTTGTCTATTTTCTCCCACTGTTCCGGGTCAGCATCGTAAATTCGTTCCAGAAGTGCCTTAGCTTCGGTTCCGTACCACGCTCCTGCTCCGATCGTGATTGCGTGTTCTTCAGAAGAATTGGTGTAGGCTTCCGTGAAGTCCGAATAATCCTGCTGTCCGTAAACCTGTCTGCCGGTTTCGACTGCGTAAATAATTTTCCTGAGAACTACTTTTTGATTATTTGTCATGCGAAAACCCTCCTAAATTTGTCTGTGCATATTACGTTTACTGTAGTAAGTTTGCTCTTTCTATTGTCCCATCCTCATTCAGTACATAACCATCCTTTTGAAGTCTTTCAACTACCTTCTTATTCCACAACTCAGGAACATCTATCCATTTTTTCAATCCATTAATAACTCTTTCTTCGTAAAATTTAACCATTATTTTCACCTCCGATTGTCGAAACTAATGTAGCCAGTTCATCTAAAGCCGAGTCATGCGTTGATACAAGTTCAGCCAGATCGTCAATACCACCACCATTAATCATAATTTTACGCTCGGATTCCGCATTAAGCATCTGCATCACAACATCTAACTTCTCAGACATCTCATTCAGTCTGTTCGAAACTCTGTTGATGGCTTTGTAGATATTTGCAATTTCCTTTTTATCCATATATACCTCTTGTTCTTAGCCATTCAGCTATAAATAATTCATTAATTTACTAGGATTTTAGAAACATAAGCAAGGGGCGATGCCATTTTCGAAATAGGCATCTTGGAAGGCCGTAACCCCATCCGCGGACATAAGACAGAAGAATCTATTGGCATTGTGGAAAGGCGAACGTCCCCACCAAGTCCCAGACATATAAGAACTGCCGTTCCGTGGTTTTTTATTCCTGTTTGCGGTCGCATTCTTAAAGTATTGATACTGTTTTCCTTCACCTTCAAAAGAATATGAAATGTCACCAAAAATTTCGATTTCAGATGGTAAGAACACATAATCGTTTGAAGTCTTGATTCTACTAAGCTGCCTGCCCGCAGATGTCAGCTTTTTGACCTGTTTCATCATGCTTTGAACATAAGCAGGTAAACATTTCTTGTACACATTATTACACCATGTACGTCTTTCACAACCTTCCCAACCGCCACTATTCGTACCTGAGCTATTCATATAACCACATTCATGATATGCATTGTAAAAATCAATATATTCTGCCGTAGTGTCTAAATACAGCATGCGTTCCGTCTGAATTGTAATAGCGGCTTTGGTCTTGCCATTGATAGCAGTTACCAAGTCGTCATGTTCAATTCCGATGATCACATAAGCATAATCATTTGCTTTGTGTGACTCACTCACGCCTGTTGCATCCATAGCATTGTGATGGATGGTTCTCTTGTCGCCAACCGCCCAATAATCGCCAATATTGATTTTACCTGCGTAGTGCGCTTCAATCATCTTTGCTATTTCAGCATCCGTTCCGTCAGCGAATGTGACAATCTTCAAATTCCTTGGTTCACCGAGAAGCCTGTTTCCTGTATCGTAGTTGTATACGCCATCAGTGCTGTATGGGAACAGCGCGAAGTAATATTGTTTGTCGTTTGTTAGCCCTGTGACTGTATAGCCTGTGGTTTTGTATTTATCTCGGACTGTATTATCAACCACAAGTGTTCCGTCATCTGGATTTGCAGGATAGCCCGTTTCTTTCATTACAAGTTTTGTGCCAGCCCATGTAGAAAATGTTGAGCCACTGATTACCGTGTTTTCAGGGTCTTGCCATTTAATTGTGACAGATGCGTTTGCATTTTCAATTGTTGGGTTGTTTACGGGTTTAGGGGTAACGGTCGTGCCTCCACCTTTTGCGTGGAGTGTTCCGTCTTCGTCTATGAATGTTGTCTTACCGTCGGGCTTAACCTTGCCAAGAGTTTCAGTTGTAGCAATCGGGACAGTCGCATCACTTCCCCTGTCTCCTTTTGGCCCTTTTATGTTGACTGTTTCGGGATTGGTGATTCCATCTGTGTTGCTCCAGCTTATATTTCCATCGGTGTCCACACTTGGAACGAATGTAGTGCCCTTGTCTCCTTTAGGCCCGGCATCCCCAGCCTCTCCCTTTTCTCCTCGCGGCCCAGTATCTCCTTTTGCGCCCGTATCGCCTTGCGGTCCGGTAATATTTACTGTCTGGGGGTTTTTAAGTCCCCCGTCATTACTCCAACTTATATTTCCTCTGCTGTCTACAACAGGAGTAAATGTGATTCCTCGCACACCAGCATCGCCTTGCTCGCCTTTTGGGCCAACTGGTCCCTGTGGACCTTGCAGCCCAGTATCGCCTTTTAGACCCTGTATTCCCTGCTCTCCTTTTTCTCCGGGGTCTCCTTTTATGCCCTGCGGTCCCGGGTCGCCCTTTGGCCCTTGCGGACCAACTGGTCCCTGCGGACCTTGCGGCCCTTGAATCCTGCCAGCATTGTTCCAATTTGTGCCGTTAAAAACCCACATTTCTCCATTTATTAAATACGCGTCGTTCTTCTCTGCGTTTAAAGGGAGGTCTGCCTCAGATTCTTTTGTACCAAGGATATTAAGAGATGTTCCATCATTTCCTTGTTCACCCTTTTCTCCTTGTGGGCCTTGTGGACCCTGTGGACCAACATCTCCTTTTTCACCTTGTGGATCCTGTAGCCCTTGAGGCCCTATAATATTACCAACATTTTCACTATCACCATCTGAAAATGTTATTGTCAAATTTCCATCTGTGTCGATACTGACCGCTGTGATAGAGATACCCCTTAGTGATTCTTTCTGCTCGGGTGTCAGCGATTCAAATGCTACGGTGCCATCCGCACCCTTTTCTCCCGGATCACCTTTATCTCCTTTTTCACCCCTTGGACCCTGCGGGCCAGCAGGACCCTCTGCGCCTTTCTCTCCTTTATCTCCTTTTTCACCTTTGGGCCCCTGTGGGCCAACAAATTCTCCAGCATTAACCATCTCTGAAATATCTTCGATGGAACATAACCGCCTTACATCATTAGCTGCAAATGCAATGTATAAGGCTTTGCCAGATGGAACAGACGGGTCATTGCCAAGAATCGCAACAGGCTCTCCGGGACGAATTTTTGATGTATCAAAATCGGCGTACATGCCACGCCGGAATTGTATTGTATATGTATTGGCCATATTAGACTCACCTCCTTATGAAAGGAAATTATTTTTTATGTAATTCTTTACGGAGTCAAGATTTTTCTGCACACCGTCATCCATCACAAGGAAATTGCCTTTATTGTTCTGACTGATAATACCTCCTGTGTTTTCGTCTACTTCTGAATAGGTGTATGCAATTCGACTTCCCTCTCCAGTGCTAAGATTCATAAAACTTGTTAAAATTTTCTTCATAATGCTGCCTCCATCTGGTTGATAATATTTGCTCTATCATTAATAAGCTCTGATTCATAATTTGGCTCCGATACCCCTATTTCTTCTGACTCATAATTTGGTTCTGGGATATCTATATCTCTTGCATCTGTATAAGCCGTATCTCCCGGGTCAGTAAATCGCATATGCTCATATTCGGTTTGCTTTGCTTTGATTTCGAACGAAAATTTAAGTCCCGGAGTCCCTTTTACAATAAAATAATTTTGCTCTTTCTCAGCTATCCAGCAGTCGCCATCTCCTTCTTTTTGCAAGAACACATAATATTTTATGCCGACATTTGCAGATTCCTGAAAGATATCATCTATGTCAATCATACAAGTCCCGTCTTCTGATATTACAGATTCACCGATATCTCCAAAGAACGGGGTTGGCATTTCATAGCAGTAAAAGAGCTGTTCATCGTAGTCTACCGTCGAAACTGATCTTGATTTTGTCCCGCTTACTTTCAACCTACCTCTGATAGAAGCATCTGCAAGGTCCGTTCCCGTTCCAACGCTATAAAAATGTCCGCTGGCTTCTACGTGTGTGCCTGCTTTAACTTTGCTTGATGCCGAAACGTTACTCGCTGAAACAGTACTTGCCGAAACACTAGTACCAACCGAGACTGAGCTTGCGTGTACGGTTCCTGCGTAGAGATTAATTCCTCTAATTCGTGTTCCATACAATGTGCCGTACCCCGGCACATATATTCCTGTATTCGTCTCTGCATAGATTTCTCCGGTTGAAGCGTCTAGTATTATTTCCCCGTATATGCCACTTGCTGAAAGTTTTTTATTCCCAATTATCCATCCTGCTAATTCGCCTGTGTTAATATAATCGGCATTTATATACACGTTTCCATTTGATAGATACAGGCCTTTATTACTACTGTTATCGCTTAGCACATTAATAATCTCTTGTTTAGACATCTTTCCTATGTCGAGATTGCCAAGCGCATTGTCTGTATAGCGGTTTGCGCTCGATAGTGCTGCCGAGGCTTTATTTTCGGCAACACTATATATTGTATCGCCGTTCGTTAGCACAAACGTATTAGGCCTGAGTGTAACATTTCCGTAGTTATCAATCGCAAATGTTGATGTTCCAGAACTGTTTGTAACATTGATGTTCTTCAGATTAATCAAGTCAGCTGAAATCTGGCCAGACTTAATATAGGAAGCATTTACATACAGATGCCCGTTCTGCATATAAATTCCCTCTTGCTTGCCGTTATCCGTTAAAGCGTTAAAAACGGTTTCGAAATTGACAATTTTTTCAGTGTCCAGTTCCCGCCAAGCACCATCAGTCCCAGAAAACATATATACCTGACTTGTAGAGAAGTTCATGAAAATTGATCCGTCGTGCTTTTCATATTCTTCACTTCTCCACTCAGATGCCGGATAGTTCTGCAATGTTGGTACATACGTGCCGTAATAGTTCGGGATAGTCACATTGTTTTGAACTGCTTCATTCGCAACGTCCTTGGCGATCTGTTCAATAGTTCTACTTTTTAGCGTAAAGTTTTCAACTTCTAACGTGACAGCACCTGTATCAGCATCTACTCTTAATGTAACATTCCCGTTATTATCTTTCGCCGTGAAGCCTCTTGTATTAATCCATTCTGATTGGATGCCAATAGCGTAAAGAATATTCAGAACAGCATCCCCATTACTGTCAAAGCCTGCTTTCCAAGTCCGGCCTCCGTCTACTGACAAAAAGAATCCATCGACACCTGTCTTATAAATTACTTTAGAATCAGCAAGTGTAGGTTTATCGTGACGATATGAAATCGTTGAACCGTCTGTCTGAACTTCTTCTGTATAGTAGAATCCAAGGGTGTTGGCTGCAAGTTCATTCATCTGCTTGAGCTTTATGTCATAGGCGGATAGTTTTTTTTCTGTGTCTTTTTTTGCTTGCTCTACCGCTGCCTGCTGCTCACCGATAAACTCGCTTGCATCTTCTTCAGCACTCTTTGCGCTACAGCTCCATGATGTTGAACCACCAAACACAAATTCTACATTAGTTGCGAATGATCTAAAAACACGATTTTTAGTGTCGATAAATTCGACTGGGTCTCCGAAAGTGGCGTATCCATTGGCGATTCCGTCACATGAAAAAGGGCGCATTCGCAAACCGATTAATTGATTTCCGATAGCTTCAATGCCTGCCTGTGCATTGCCTGACAATAGCTGATTATCAATAGTAATTACATAGCCGTCCTGACCCGACATATATTCGGTCTCATCTTCTACGTATTTGATGCCTGTTACAATAACATCGTCTACATCATATTGTAGATTCTGAATTGAAAATAACGCGTGATAGTCGTTATTGCTTAACGTACCACCATCAATCACAGTCCCTGTCGTCCACGGATTAAGCGTGCCGCCATCCAGATCATCGCCATTTGTCCAGTTCTTTACTGTTCCACCATCGTAAATAGTCGTATTGGTAAATGCCTTGTCAAACGTAATAACCCTGAGTAAGTCATTTTCATCGATTCTCGCATTTCCACCGGCTATCCCGGCACACATTCCGATTACTGTACGATATGTCACATTAGATGGCACTTTCTGAATCTGAAAGTCCGCATTTGGAAACATTGCATCTCCAAGAGTGATTCCGCATTGCTGACAGCATTCTGAGAGCAGTTCCTTGACAGTGCAAGGAAAAGATAAATTAGAATCATACGTCTTATCAGCGTTATGCATTTTGTCTAAGAGGGAAAGGCTTATTTCACTCGCTGTTGCAGGCTTTTTCGATACAATATAAGTACCTCTCTTTATAGTTTCTATCCTGTCGGATAACTGCACATTGAGAAAGATAACAAACCTTGCAGCATTAAAGTTATATCCGTCAAAGCGCCCGTCATCATTTACCAATGATAAGCTTGCTGTTTTTTCGATTGCTACGCCCACCGGAAAGTCCCCAGAGTCCGCTGAATCTACGAGACTATTTCCAGATAGATAAAAGTCTTTTTTGCCTAATTTGAGCGTAGTGCCGTCTGACAATGTAACATTCGCTGTCACGTAATAATTTCTGCTTGTAAGAGATTCTTTCTTCAGCTGAGTAGATATATTTATCAAATCGGCTCAATCCTCCTTACATTAATAGACAAATCTGTCCACTTTTCTTCCCCATCTTTCAGGGTTTGCGCAGCCATGTTAAAATTTGATGCGTAGAATGTTCTGTCTATCCATCTTCCCGGAACAGTTGGGTCTTTATGGTGGAATGTAAATTGACTCTTGTTAAGTACAGTATTTAGTATGGCTGCTATTTCATCCCACGTAAGCTCGCCCCATTGCATGTCATACCCGCCAATTGTTCCCATTGGTGTATTGTGCATAATCAAATCCTGACTTCTTTTAGAGTCTTCCGTAGAAGTGGTTGCGAACACCGGCTTGTAGCTGTCCGGTGCTCTTATAACAACGTTGTTTATTTTAAACTGTTCCTGCGCCATATTCTTCTCCTTATGCTAACTCAAATGGATTCTTCCCATTCCGGTTTCTTCTCATTTCAGCTTCACTAATAATAATATCCAGAAGTTTCCTGCCGGATGCATTGACTGTAACGTTGTAGGCGTTTACATCTCCCTGTCCTCTCCCTGACTCCTCCCGAACAATCTGCCGTAACAGGCTTTCCGGTGCCTCCAGGTTATTTCCTTTTTTCTGGTCACCTAATACCGCAAGGAATTCTGACCTTGGTGGAATAACTGCACCACTGGCCAGATATGGGATAGTTCCGATACGTGGAAATGTCGCATGAAATCCAATAGTCTTTGTGCCGAACGGTGTCGGAATAGACCAAGGTCCAAAGGAAAATGCAGATTCAATTCCACCAATTGCATTATTAATCATCCCAACTGCATTATTAACAATGCTGATCGCCTGATTAATCGGAGCTTTAATAAAATTCACAATGCCTTCAAATGCAGATCTGACTGCATCTCTGGCGGCATTAAACTTATTAGTGATAGCATTTTTTATCGCTTCTACTTTATTAGAAACAAATGTAGTTACGTTTTCCCATACTTGGGATGTTTTATTCTTTACGCTATCCCACACGCTCGCAACTTTAGTTTTAATTGCATTAAACACTGTACTAGCTGTAGACTTAAGAGAATTCCAGAGGTTAGAGAGGGACTTTTTAATCGCATTCCAAACCGTTGATGTTACTGCTTTAATCGCATTCCAAGCAACATTGATAACACTCTTAATTATACTTAGCGCGCCTTTTGTTACAGTTTTAATTGCGTCCCATGTGCCAGTTATAATATCCTTAATAAGGCTCCATACTCCATCCGCAATCTCTTTTATTCCCTGCCAAGCCAATTCCCAGTCTCCCGTGAAAACGCCAACAAGAAAATCAATGATTCCGCTCAGCGTATCTGCTACGTCACCAATTATTTTAATTAATGATTTTATAGCTTTTATTGCTACGGTGCCTACAACGTTAATTATTTCTGCCACGATTGGAAGCAAATTCGCGATTATCCAGTTGATCAAAGGCACTAACACTGATTCCCACAGAAGTTTCAGAGAATCAATGAGTTTTCCGAGGAATGTTTCTATCTTTAAAATTGCGTCCCCTAATGGTCCCTCTAATAACCCTTTGAACTGTTCTGCCAGTCCTTGCAAAACTGGAAGAATATAGGTGTTGTATCCAGTTATCAGAGTCTCAAATATGCTTGATAATCCATTCGCTATAGAATCAAAGAACGGCTTTACATGCTCATCATATAATCTCGATATTGCGTCACTAAGGTTTTGAACAACTGTCAAAACTCCGCTTGTTACGGTTTCTATTACTCCGAGGCTACCCTCGATTGCTGACTTCAAAATGTCCTTGTTATCGATAAAAGGCCGTGCAATCATGTTCAGGATATCTCTGCCAAGTTTTGCAGCCGTTTCTGTAAGAACCATTCCGATTTCAGCAAAGATTCCGATTAAATCTGCTGTAATCTGCTGCGCAGTTTCTCCGCCGAAAACCGAGAAAACATCAGCGAAAGCAACTGCAAGATTTCCTGCAATCTGTGAAATTTCGGAACCGATGTTGAACATATCTATCAGATAGTTTTTTATTCTTTGTACATTTTGACTCAGAAACTTTTCAATTCCACCTATGATGTTTTGCGCAATTGTCAATCCAATTCTGGCGAATGAACCAGCAACTTGTCCAATTGCATATGCATATGAATCGAAAAGATTATTTGCTGCTTTAGTAACTTCTGGGTCGGTGAAGATATCTTTTAAGGATTTCCGTATAGAATCAAGGCCTTTCTTTATTCCGTCAAAAATCGGCTCGTAGTTTCCTAACCCATCCCAGAATCCTTTTGCGATTAACTTAGCCAACTGTTTAAATCTGTCGATTATTTTTTTTAGCGGTTTCGACATTTTATCAAGAACTGTTTCGCCCTCTGCCACCTTCCCGTAATCAACATTTTGTACAGCATCTTTCATCTGATCTGCAAGTCCGCCAGTTGCGCCCGGTACTCTTGACGATGGATCCACACTTTTATCCATTGAGTAATTATTTATTTCGTCAAGAGGGCTGAGATATCCTTTCGCTGCCTTGGTAGCTTTCTTGGTTGCGTCTGCCGTATCATTTGTTGCATCCGCCAGCTTTTCGGCATTGTCGGCAGCATTTCCATATTGGTCTGCCGTATCAGCTATTGCATCTGTCCCGGCAAGCCCTGCGCCACTCGCACCTGTCTGACCAGATGATTTCTTCCCGGTAATTAACTCCGTAAATGACTTGAAGGCATTTGCTAAAGTCGCCAGTTTGCCCAGTAAGATATTAATAACTCTCAAAACAGGAGTAAAGAGATTGATCAATCCCTGTCCGACTGTTGCCTTGAGAGATTGCAGCTGTAACTGCATCACTCGTACCTGGTTCGCCCAACTATCAGATGTTCGGATGAAATCACCAGATGCGGCAGACAACTGCTTCTGCACAAAAGCCAAGCGGAGAGCAACTTTCTCCTGTTCAGTCATGGCGGATGTGGTTTTGCCGTATCCATTAGCCAGTGCATACTGGTCAAGTGCGCTTTGCGTCATAACGACACCCAAGTCTTTCAATGTTTCCGTTTCACCCGTAAACACGGATTTCAGCTTAATATAAGCTAAGTCCTGACTGATGTTATAGAATGATGCCACATCACCAGTCAGCTGCGCCAGAGCTGTTGACATGTCGTAAGCCTGTGCTTCTGAGAATCCGAACGACTTAGACATTGCTCCGAATGTTCCGACATACCGTTTAGCCATAGTTTCTGACAGCCCGGCAGAGGTCATAGCATTTTTTGCAAATTCATTAACTTTATCAGACATGGTTGTAAATGTAACATCGACCACGTTCTGCACTTCTGCCAGATTAGAGCCAAGTTCTACACACTCTTTCCCAAACTGGGTTAGCTTCCCAATTGCGAATGCTCCGCCAATTAGTACACCTATTTTTTTTACTACGCTGCCAAGTCCGTTAAAAGACTGTCTGATCGCTGATACGCCGTTTTGCA